GGTTGCCGTCGCCGTCCACAACGGGACCGAGGTAGCCGCCCCCCGAGGCAAACAGGACATGGCCGGGCATCCCGCCGCCCTGCTCGAAGTCGGGCTGCTTGGGGAACTCCGCCTTGTCCCAGAGCATCGTGCCGCTGAGTTCGAGGACATGAGCGCCAACTGGGCAGCCCACCTTGTCCCCGGTTGTCTGCAAGTCCGCGCTGGCCCCTGCGCCATCGAGGGGGTCGCCTCCGGTGCTACCGACGGATGCCCCATCGTTCGTGTAGATGTCGTCGCCGCAGTCCGGGTCGAGGCCCGAGAAGCCCTGCGGGAGTGTCCCTTCACAGATGGACGAGATGAGGTCTTCCGACCCATCGTTGTCCACCTCGATGAAGTCCAGCGACTCGTAGCGAGCGCCCTCGGGGTCGCGGTGGGTCAGGATTCGATACGGGTCGTTCAGTGCCACGCCGGGGTCGTTCAGCGTGTCGTCCGGGTCGTTGAGCCGCGTCCCGTTGACCTCTTCCCACTCCGAGTCCCCGGTCTGACTCTTGGGGACCGGCGGCGTCCCCTCGTTCAGGAGGGTCACACCGTCAAGGAGCGGCTGGTTCTGAAGGTACGTCACCGTGGCTTGGCCGGGGATGAAGATGACCTCGACGGAGACTGTCTCGCCGGAGAACTCGTAATCGTTGCCGTCCGAGTCCCTCCCCAGCGTCAGGACTTGAGAGTCCTCGTCGAAGGTGTACTGCATGTAGGTGTAGATGGTCGTCCCGTCGATGACCTTGTAGACACTGCTCGCGTACATCTGGGTCGGGCGCAGGGAGAGCCGCCTCTTGTCGAGGGTCTGCACCGCGATACGTTCGTAGGTCACGTCCTGCGTGCGCTCGCCGCTGTTGATGATGTTGGCCCGGTTGAGGACCATGCCCTGCGGCTGCATGAAGTCCACCGTGGCCACCTTGAACAAGCGGTAGCGCACGAAGTCCCATCGCTGCTGGGTGACAGAGCGTGGGTCGAAGGAACCGAAGCCCACGAACCCAAAGGTGGACGGCACGCGAGGCAGCACCGGGTATTCGAGGTTAATCCAGCCCGCCGACGGTTCTGTCGTCTCGTTGGTGAAGCCGCTGCCGGGAACACCGGGCGTCTCCGGCTGGTAGTAAGGAGGCAGAGGCATGTCCGGGCGGAAGACCGTCACACCCCACGTCGGGGTGCGGAGGATGCGGACCTCGGTCCACTCCCGCCAGTCCATGTCCTCCACGACCGGGCCTGTCTCTGCCGAGTTCTTGGTGTCCGTCGCGTCGGTCCGGGGAATCTCCCAGTTGTCGATGTCGCTCTTGTCCCCGCCTTTCCACACGCCCAGCGTGCGGTAAGACAGAGGAGGCGGCAGCATCGAGTACGACAACGAGCGCCAGCGAACTGAGCTAGCCGTCAGTCCAGCCGCGTCGTGGACGCCCCACAAGCAGGTGTCGTTGCCCGTCCCGCCGGGGAACTGGGTGTCCACGAGTGTCGGGGTCACGGCCTCATCATCGAGGAACAGGGTCACGACGCCCTGAGAGGCCACGAGCCTGTAGGTGTGGAACTCGCCGTCGTCCCAGTCGAAGGTGTAATCCTGCACGGTGACGCCGTTGGCGTCCAGCAGGCGCACCCCTCCATCGATGAGCCGAATCTCGCCGTAGTAATTGGCTTGGCCGAAATCCCCACCGATGAAGATGCCGGAGTCGTCCCCGTTGAACGTCACGGAGTCCACGGCGAACCGAGCTTCCAGTACCCGGTCGCCTTCCTCCGAGAAGCACAGCCCAGCCGTGTCGAGGTTGCCGGTGTAACGGAGGCTCTCACCCACCGACTGGGACGTGATGAAGTCCGAGATGTGAGATGCCCCAGTCCCAGAGGACCCGGCCACTTCCGTCCAGTCCTGCGCCAACGGCGCGAGCAGCCCGGCCATGCTGATGACCGGGAGGTCGATGAGTCGTCGGTAGCAGAGTTGCCCCGGACATTTCACGTAGAGGAGGGTTGCAAGCCGTATCTCCCGGTTGCCGTCGTTCAGGACAATTTCGGTGTCCCCGGCCCCTAACGTGCCTGTGTCCATCCGAAAGTTTGCCCGAAGGTCCAAGTTTGAATCAGGAGCGAAGAAGGGTTCGATTCGCTTGTACCCAAACAGAAACTTCAAACTTTCCGAGGCACTCGTAGCCTTGAGAAGCACGTCGTCATCGTTACTTAGCGCCTTCGAGTAACCGAAAGTTTGCTGGGTGTACCACTCGAAATTCGGGTCATGCTCCGGCACCACCCCCATCTCGGTTGCCACCGCCTTCGAGTGGCTGCGGAAGTAGGACTGGTCCGGCGTGATGCCGTAACGAACGAAGGACCATGTGCTGGTGTTCGTGGCCATCCGGCTCAGGGAACCCCAGAACACCTGCCCCTCACCCGTCTGGGTCAAGATGAGGGAAGTCTCGGCGGGCATTGGGAGGACCGGGACGTTACCGTCGAGGGTAACGATGTCCGAGGTGGTCGTCCCGGACATGGCCAAGGTTGCGACCTTCTGGTCCGGGTCCGCCACGAGCCTGTAGGTCGAGAGGCCGTTCCACGGAGTCTCGAAGATGGCGGTCGGGTAGTTGTTCCCGTACTTGGTCGGGTCCGCCGGGAAGGCCGGGCTGACGGTGCAGGTCGATGTCCCGTCGCACTGGGCGACGACGTGGGTCGCCGTGTGGACCCCTGCCTGCGGGCCTTCGAGAATCTGGAAGCGGTCGCCATCCTTGAAGTCGGTCGGCACCTCCGCCGACGGCACGCTCATGGTCGTCGTGCTGGTGATGGTCGCAGTCGTCTCGGGGCCAATCTCCCACGCGCCGACCTGCTGGACCTTGCGGGGGTCGATGAGCATCCCCACATGCTGAAGGCCGTTCACGAGCAGCGCCCCCACGAGGTACAGCTCGTGGTTGTTGTGGAACCCGAAGCCGACCCCGGTGAACACACCGTCCGGGTTGATGGCCGAGGTGTCCGGGATGGTGAACCGCGTGTTGAGCGTGATGGCCGACGGGAATGTGAGGTCCAGCTCACGCCAATACATGGCTGTCTGGGCGTCGTCCGGGTCGTAGGAGCCACTCTGGGCGTCGATGAGGGTCCACGTCCCCTGCCCAGTGTTGTACGCGCCCGTGTCGGTCCCCTGAAGCGTCCAAGGAGGCGTGGCCGCCCGAGGGCTGCCTGTAGCCTCGTAAGCCACTGTAGACCCACCCACGGCCTCCTCGAAGGCATCTGTGGAGGTCTGGTGCGGGTTCGTGTTCAGGAGCAGCGTCGTGGGGCTGTTCAGGAGCGCCGAGTATTCCCGCTCGAAGCCGAGGTATCGGTGGCCGATGAGCATGGGCGACGGGCGCGTCATGGGACCAAGGACAACCGCCATGGGGAACCGCGCCGTGTCGGGCCTCCCCTTGGGATGGTCCGGCAAGTCTTGATTCTGTTCCCCGTGGGCCGCCGGGTCATGGTGTCCAATGCCCCGGTCCCACTTGTTGAGGACGAGGCCCAGCGTATTCAGCCCGGCCAGTTCCATCGTCGGCGTGGCAAACCACTTGTAGTCCACCTTCACGTCGATGTCGCCCGGCGGCATGAATGGAATCGGTGTGGTGAGCTGGATGCGCCCGATGTACGGGTTCACGTCCTCGACACCGACCTCGACCCCGTTGACCAAGACGGTCACGTCCTGCTTGGTTGCCGGGGTCGCGTCGCCCCAACCCTTGACCAGCGGACCGCGTTGGGTCTGAAGCCAGTCCCTCGTATCCGCGTAGGCACCCTCGAACTCGGATTCGTGGTTGTGAAGGAAGTTCCACGCCTCCGAAAAGACCGTATAGGTGGAGGTTGCCTCGACGCCGAGAATCTGGAAGCCCGTCACGCTGGTCGGGGCGTCCAAGAACAGCCACGTCACACCCGGCCCAGCGTCATCTGTCACGGTGAGGTTCGTGAAAGGTGTGACCGCGACCGGCAACCCATCGAGCAGAAGGGCCGCCGTCTCTGCCTTCTGGTTCCAGACAAGGGACAGCGTGTGGGTGCCGGTACTCCAATCCCCCAGAACATCGACCGTGAAGGCGTTGTTGGTGAAGCTGAGAAGGTCCGTCCCAGCCGCGTCGCGCTTCAGGCCCACCCGGACGCCAAGCCCCTGTGTCGCCGGGCCGTTCTGAAAGATGACCTCCCCGAGCGTGAATTCAGGAAGGTCGTCGAGCGCCGGGCTGTAAAGGCCCTGCCCTGCGTTGAAGGTGAAGTCCATGCGCGTCGTGGAGTCCGGGGTGATGTGGGCGACGCTCGGGACCGTAGGCTCGAAGAAGCCCCAGCCATACGGACCCCAAGCGGGGCCGGGCCGGTTCAGCCGGAGCAGGCCGCCCGATACTTCGGAGGAGCCGTTCTGGGGGTTCTGCTCTTGCCCGTCACACCCGGTGGCCGCCGAGGGAAGAACGCTGCCGTCGTACTCCACGGCGGTCGAGTTGGTGGCGATGCAGGTGTAGTCGAGCCGGGTCATCCCAGTGGTGGTCAGACCCACCTTGGCGGCGCTCCCTTCAAAGGGGTGCGTGGCCGCCGACACCCTGATGGCTATGGGGTAGTCCGGGTCCGAGGTGAAGGAGTAGGAACTGGGATTGTCGATGCCAGAACCGGGGTGCGGTTCCAGCGCCGCTGTCAGCATCGGGTAGGCAAAGGTCAGCCGGAGCATCTCTTGGTCGATAGGGGTGACTGTGTAGGGCGGTGCTTCGCCACGGCACAGGAGGACAATCGGCCCCGTATCCAGCAGGGGGTTCCCGGACATATCGGTCGGGCCGACTACCACGATGCTGTAGGTGCCTCCCTGCGTCGTCCCCGTGTGCTTCAGGATGACGGACATGGCCCCGGCGGTCCCGAGGGTGCTGTCCACCTCACCCAGCGTTTCTATCCGCACGCTCTCGATGGTGACGGATGGAGCCGCCCCTGCCACCGGGGTCAGCGTGTAGGACGCCGGGTCAAGCAGAGCCGGATTGAGGGGGTCCATCGGTTCGGTGAAGAAGACCTCGATTTCCCAGCCGGAGATGCTCAGAGCGGACGCGACCTGCGGGGGTGTCTTGTCCACGGACCCGTAAGGACCGAGGCCGTAGGGGTCGCCGCCGAAGCCGCCGTCGATGGGAATCTTCGGGTCGGGGAAGCCGCCTGCACCACCGTAAGGGTAGAAGCCGTAGGCCGCTCCCGCCGGAGGTGGCGTGAGGGGACTCTCGGACCAGCCTACGCCGCCGTAGCCGGAAGCCTCCGGGTGCGGAGGGCAGACCAGCACGGATGGGCATGGAGGGAACGGGCCGAACCCGAAAGGCCCGGTGTCCCAACAATCAGGAGAGCCGTTGGCCATTCTTCCATCTCACTAAATCGCGGACCATACACCGTCGTAGTAGAAGAACGTCATCGCCGCCCCGTTGGTGTTGATGATGTACGTCGCCAACCCGCCCAGTGCGGCGTTGAACAGGTCCGTTCCCTGACAGGTCACGGTGATGTTGTTAATCGCGGCATTGCCCTGCTGGTCCTTGACCACGATGAGACGCCCGTCAGTGGGAGTATCGGGCAACACGACTTCGACTGCGGAGGCGGTCGTCATGCAGACCGCGATGACCTCACCGGACTGCATCGAGTACGGGGTGTTGCCCGCATTTACTTCGGCTGGTTCCCATACGTCGGAGCTGCCGCCACTGCCCCCGATGATGGGGAGAACGGTGTGCGTGATATTGCCGCCCACGAGGTCGAGGTCGCTCAGGTCATCCAGCGTGACCGCACCGGAAGTCACACCGACGGTGCCTGTCGTGGCGGCCCCGAGTACCCGGTAGACACCGGAGAAGTCGCTGTGGCGGACCATCACCTCCATGTTTTCGGTAGATGCCCCCGCCGCCGCACCAACGCCGACGCCCACGGAACCCCCGCCTGCCCCGGTGCCGTGGCCCAAATGGCAGTAGTCCATGACCAAGCTCTTGGCGATTCCCTTGTAGCACCAGTTGTCCGCTTTCCCGCAATGGGCGGACGAATAGTTCAGGGTGAGTTCCGCCGAGGGGCTGGGACTCAAAATCGCGTCAGCCCCGGTGACAGTTGTCTCGGCCAGAACCGCGAAGCACATCCCCCCTCCGGCCAGTAGAAGACCGCAGGGTTCTTCGCCCGGAGCGACGACAGTCGGGTCCGGCCCCTGAATCATGCTTCGGCCTGCACTCAAGAAGGCCCAGTCGGTGGTGTCCCCGAGGGTCAGGGCGGTCCCCAAGTCCGCATTCTTGATGACAGAGGACTCAAGCAGGAAGGCCGAGCCACCGTCCACGAGCAGAGCGGGGCTGTCGGTCGCCACGGTGCTTTCCAGCGTGATGCCCCGCAGAATCATGGGGTTCGTTGAGGACGGCGGCGAGGTCGGAACCCCTATCATGGAGTGATAGCCCGTGACTGCCCGGACAAGGACTGACCCCGCTGGGAAAGTGGTGTCGTCGGCAGCGAACGTCATCCCGGCTTCACCCGCGTTGACGAGGAAGACGTGCGGCACGATGGCCAGTGCTTCCTCGTAGTAACCGGGGGCGACCATGATGACGTAGGGGTTCTCGTCTTCCAGCGGTGCTTCCCCGCGAGCTGCACATGCGCTCGCGTAGGTGATGGCCGCATTGATGGAGGAGAAGTCCGCAAAGCCCTGAGCTGCGATGCGAATCCCCGTCTCGTCCAGAGCCGCCGAGTCCGGGCCGGGCATCTTGATGACGTTGCTCGGGTCGTTCTGGGTTTCGGCGTTGTCCCGGCCCCTGTTGGCGTCCACGTAGAGGACTCGCCCGGACATGGCTGCCCGTCGGGTGAGCGCGAGCAGGCGCAGGATGTTCGAGTTCTGGTCGTCCGCCCAGCCCTCTGCTGAAGCGTCCACGGGAACGATGCCGTTCGAGTCGCGCCTTTCGCCCGCTGCCACGAGCTTGAGGTTGGCGAAGGTGGTCAGGATGCGGAACCGAAGGAACATGGTGTCTTCGGTCGGCAGTCCGGCGTCCACCACGAGCCGGAGCAGGTACGAACCGTTCCAGTCCGCGTTGAACCGGCATGTCTTGGAGGTCGTGCCTTCAGGGGCGAGCAACTGGGCGTCCGAGGGGTCGCCCTCGTAGTCGTCGCCTGAAGACGCCGACGGCCCTGCCGAGTCCGGCTTGAACGCCAAGGTCCAAGCGTAGGTCGAGGCGTCGTGGACGGACGTGCTGACGACCTGATAACCCTTGAGCAGGTCGTCCCGGCTCGCGTCAACCGTTACCGGCCCGACGGGAGTCCCGCCGGGATGGTTCAGGAAAGTCGTTGTGATGCTGGCAGGCATGTTATCTCCCTCAGACCGTCAAAGCAGGGCCTCCATAGAACCGGACATATAGGCCAATCATCGGAAGAAGAACTCGGAAGCATCTTCCCCAACCACGGGCCTTGGCACCTGCACGCCGAGTCTGTCCACAGTCACCATGTAATCCTGACCCGTGACTGCTTGGGCCATTCGGTTGCGAATTCTCAGGAGACTGGGGGCGGCCCGCACCTGAGTCGCCACATGCGCCGGGTCCACGAATCCGACCGGGCCGCCGTTGCTCCCCAGAACTGTCTTGAGGCGGTAATTGCCCGCGTTCGGCCCGGTCGTGAAGGTCAGGATGTCCCCCTCGGGGGCCAGCGCCCAGTTCTGGGACGGGTCCGTGATGACATCCCCGGACACCGTAGCGGTCCCTGAGAGGCCGCTAACGGTCGTGTACGCCCTCGCAGTAGTGTCGTCCCCTACTGGGAAGACCCGGATTTCCTCGACCCTGTAGCGGCCTACCCAGCCCTCATCCGTGGAGCTGGCATCCGTGGCGTTCGGCCCGGACAGAATCGTGAGGACGGCTCCGGGTGCAATCGAGGTGAAGTCCCGATTGGCATCGCTGAACAGGGAACGGTCTGTCAGGGTGATTCCGTCGGTCCCCGTGACCCGCTCCGCTCCGAGGCAGAACTTCCGTAAGTCGTCGTAATGATAGATGTCGTAGTCGAACGCCATCGTGTCGGAGAACAGCGTCCCGAAGGACTCCCGGAACAAGTGCCGGTAGTCGTAAAGGGTGTGGGCCGCCTTCAAGGCCCGCATCACGATGGAGACATTACTCAGGAGGACGAAGGGGTCGTCCGGGAAGTCTTCGAGCGTGATGGTTTCTTCACCGACTACGAGGGTCCGCGAGCCGGTGACGTTCACCTCGAAGGTGAACTGGTCCGCAGGCCCCCATGCTGAGTTCGGTGTCGTGCGGGCGGCCACGGACTTCTCGATGACTTCGACGAGGGCGTCGGTGAGCAGCTCGACCCCTTCCTTCACCGTCGCGGCTGTCGCTCCTTGCAGAAGCAGGATGACCATCCTCTTGAGGAACTGCCGATAGGTGAGGTCGCCTTCCAGCTCGGGCCAGCCATCTGACTCGGCATCCGGGAACACGAGCGCCCCGAGAATCTGATAGAGGACCTCGGACCGGGTGTAGTCGTACACCGAGTCGGCCCAGACCTCCTGCGCGGAAATCTGGAACGAGGCAATCTGTTCGGCAGCCGCCTGATACTGAAGGGTGTAGTTCGGCCCCGTCACCTGCGAGACGTAGTTGCTCGGCAGGAGCTTGAGGAACACCTCCATGATGCGGTCCACCTGTGAACCCACCGCGTTCTTGCGGCCCTGACTGTCCTCGTCGAAGGGTGCAGGGTTCTGGGGGACCAGACCCGGAAGCGTCGTTTTGTCTTCTGGCCTGTCTGCCATCTCTACTCGTATGCCCCGGCCAATTCACCGAAGCAGCCATGCTGCCAACCCACCCAGTCCTTGTATCGCCAACGCAACGCCTCCCCGGCAGAGGCCACGATGCCCCACAGGGTATGGAACTCCCAGTAGGAGGGGGTGTTGTTCAGGACCATCTCCCTCACCGTCAATCCGGCGGGGACTGAAGCTCCGAGAATCCACGGCAGCTCGGTTCGTTGCCCGGCTGCATCGGCCAGAACTAAAATTGCCATCGGGGCAGCCATCAGTTACCGCGCCTCCCCTTCACCAGCGCCGAGAAGTCCGTGTCCTCGTCGTAGCTGAAGTCCAAGTCCCCGAGTTGCAGGTACTCCGTCGGCCCCGGTTCGATGTTCTTGACCCCGGTGTCCCCGTAGACCATGTAGGTCACGGTCCACTCGTTCGTCGTGGGGTCATCCCCCGTGACCACTGTGACCAGCACACGCCGGGCCGTAATCTGCTGTCGCAGGGTGTCCAGCTCGTCCCCGCTGGCCAGCGGGTATTCGGCGGCCAGCGTCGCGTCGTCGCTGAAGCCGGGAATGTTCAAGCCGTCGTTGCCGATGATGTAGGCACCCATGGCTGCGTACTTGAGCGGCACCCCGTTGTAGTTCGGGGGCGTGTCGAACAGGGTGAACGCCACCTCGTCGCGGAACACGCCGCGAGGCTCATTGAAGGAACCCCCGCCGTCGATGGTGCCGCTCTCCAAGGCCACGTCCACTCCGAGCAGGTAGACCTTCACGAGGTCGCTGGACCACGCCGTGATGAGTTCAACGTCGGTGTCCTCTCCGGTCCGCATGACCTCCCGGACCACCATGGAGCCGTCCGTCTTGGCCATCTTGACCAGCGGCGTCACCACGTAGGACACATCGGTCGCCTGTTCGATGACCCCGATAATGTCCGACTGGCGGAGGGGCTGCCCGAGGGAGACGGCCCCGAACAGGCGTGAGAGGTTCGTCCGTACCGCGCTGTCCACGACATCCTTGGACTTGCCCTTCACCATGACGATGGTGCCGGAGATGTCCACGCCCGTCGGGAGGGCGTCCTTCACGAGGACATCCGCCGTGACGTGCCTCATGGACCGGATGGCGTTCTGGGCCACGGCCACGAGGGCGTTGGACTGGTACGTGACCACGAAGTTCTCATCGTGCTGGTAGTCCACGATGACGGTGGTCCCCTCCTCGATACGGGAGTCGTCGGTCAGGACGAACGCGAGCGGGTTCTCGCCCTCCTCGTCGAGGAAGGTGAAGTCCTGCACGTCTCCCGGATGGAAGGGGCCGTAATACTCCGTAACACGGTCCACGGTGTAGATTCTGACCGTGGTCTTGTTGGCCCCGAGGCTGTTCAGGTACTCCGGGCCTTCGAGGATGACATGCTCCTCTCCCGTGACCACGATGGGGTCGCCCGAGGGAACTTCGATGGGTTCGGTCCCGTCCGTGGGGACGACGACCTGCACGTAGTCCCCAGCCTCGGAGGACCTTCCCATGAGCAGGGGAAGCCCTGTGAACAGCCGGTAGGCGCTGGGGTCAATGACCCCCGAGCGGGTTGGGTCGCCCGCAAACGTGACAATTTCCCGGACCGGCTGCCGGGTGAAGATGTGCTTGTTGCTCGTGCGGTAGCGGTACGACCCCCGGAACACATCCGTCAAGGAGATGTTCACCGGGTCGTTGTTGGCCTGCGAGAGCTGGATGCCGTCCGGCGCGATGACCTGCACGTCGGTCAGGTCGAACACGAAGCCCGTGGTGTGGTCCTCGAACACGAAATCCCAGTCAGGGTTGTCCAGCATCTCAATGAGCGGGTTGTCGTCCGACAAGGCATCGTCGATGGCCCGGAATTGGAGGTTCTGGATGTCCCCGACCGGCTCGAACTGCTGGTTGAACCTGAAGTCGAACCTGAAGGCGAAGCCGTCCGTGAGCGTCGCAAGGCTCTCGCCCCGGCACCACACATCCACCTTGCCGCCCGTGTGCTTCTCGTAGTCGGAGTCCCAGTCACGCATCATCAGGGCATGGCCCGCGTCCACCACGTTGACCTGCCGAACGCCCGGCACGTCGATGGTGGTCTGCACGTAGCCCCGGTAGGTGCCGGAGTCCACGGCGGACAGAAGCCCGTCGGCACGGGTGGCCAGCTCCCGGTTCGTCTCCGCGTTGCGCCCGCCGAAGGTGTAGCCCTCGTTGACGACCTGAACTCCCGGAGGCCCGTTCAGCAGCGACTTGATTTGGCCCGGAGCAAGGTTCCCCGCCTCTCCGGCGTCTTCGGCTTGGATAAACACCCGCGTCGAGTAGCGGCCCGTCTGGGGGTTGTACGTCGTCCCGGCACCCGTGGCTGCGATGGCCCCTGCCGAGGTGAGCCGGAAGTTGATGCCCCCGCCGGTCGCCTGCATCCCGATGACGAGCTGCTGTGTCGTCGTCGGCTGGGTGGTCATGTAGGCCGTCACCTCGCCGCGAGCGCGGTAGCCGGTCCGGCGGACGGCCCCTCTCCGGGCGGCCAGAGCGTCGAAGGCGTTGTCGATGACGAGCTGGGTGTCGGCGTCGGACTGAAGGAAGAACGCCTGCTTCAGGGCCACCTTGTAAGGAGACTGGTTCACCGGCAACGAAGTCCCGGAGTTGCCGGGGTCGTCGATGGCCAGCAACGAGGAGAAGCTCTGGGCAGCCTGCACGAACCCCAGAACGAATCGGATACGCTCCGCCTCGGTTGCGAACGGGTCGATGAAGGTATCCCGCAGGGGTGCGCCCGGCTTGATGTCCAGCTCGGGCTGCGAACGGAAGAGGGCCAGAGCGGTGTCCCGGACCACCTGCTGGTGGGTGACAGGGGGCAGCAACGCCAACGTCGGGGTGATGATGAGCGGCGCGGCTGCCAGTTCCGGGCTGAAGACCGACTCGTACTCGTCTCCACCAATGAGGTAGACCGCCGTGACGACGTAGTACAGGGGGTCTTGGTCCGGGAGCGCAAGGAACGCCGAATTCGGGATGGCCGGATTGTCCGACGAGGTTGTGGTGGACCGCCGGTCGTGGGTGAATGAGAACATCTGCACCCGGCGCACGGACTCCACGGTCACGGTGGTCTTGAGGTGTGTCACCACCTCGGGAATCGGGAAGGCTTGGTTGTAGTCGGTCTGGAAGACAGTCCCGATGCGGTCCACCTGCTGGCCGATGACGTTCAGGTACAGCGGGTCCGCTGCGGGTTCCCCGTCGGCGTTGGTGGCCACGGTGGCGTCCACCGTGAGGTCCCCCAGCTCGTCTGTTTCCTCGGTGGTGTTGCTGGAAACGACCATCTCCGGGTTGATGCGGAAGTACCCGGCGGTCCCTCCTCCGGGGTCGGTAGAGGCGTAGAAGTGATACCCGACGACGTTGGAATCGACCAGTCCCTCGCACATGATTTGGACCGTGTGGTCCCGCTTCTCGATGGACACCCCGGACGGGGCCAGAATCCCGGCCTTCACGTCCCGGTCGAGGGCCAGCCGGGCGTTGACCGTGCCGACCGCAGTTGTCTCACCGTTCGAGAGGACAGCCCGCACCTCGATGATGTTGTCGCCGGGGTACAGCTCCAAGCCAGCCGGGAAGGCCGACGGGTTGGGGATGGTGAACTCCGTCCCCTCGAAGATGATGGAGTCGGGGTCCGAGGTGAAGCCGCCGCTCCGGATGGACACCTGTATGTCTACCGTGTCGGGGTCAGTTGTCCCCCGGAAGAATCGCGTCGAGATGTCCGTGGAGAAGATGTACTCACTTCTCAGCACTCCATCCGGCCCGTAGAACTGGGGCGTGTTCGCCATGCTATCTCCCGCTGTTCAACTGAAGGCGACTGCCACCGGGAACGTAAATCGTCCGTGCTTCTTCGGCACTCAGGCCCGCCTGCTCGGTCCCCAACATCAGGCCATTGCTCCCCATGAGCGCCACCACGTCCGGGACTGTGAACACGATGTTCAGGTTGACCGGCTGCCCCGAAGCGTTCTGCACCGCGACCCCAATCATGAAGGTGGTCGGGTCTTGCTCGTGCGGCAACACCTCCACGTTCAGGACCGAGTAGAGACGCTCCTTGTAGGTGACGGTCTGGTACTTGGCCTGCTCCTCCTGAAGGGACTCCAACCGGGAAAGCGCCCGCCGGACATCCTCGCTGATGACAGAGGACACCCCGGACAGCGACTTGCTGCCGATACGCGAGCGGAGCTGGGTGCCGTACCACGGATGGTACGGGTTGCTCCCACGGTCGGTCAGGAGAATCTTGAGGACGGCCTGATACAGCAGGTCTTCGTTCTCGATGAGGACGGACAGCCCGCTCGTGTCGTACCG